TGCTACATCTGCGGTGATGTTGGCAGCATTTGCCTTATCATAAGCAGAGTTAGCCACCAACATGACATTGTTAGCAGTAAATGTGTAGTTGCTATTGGCACTATCCCAAACGGTATTGGCTTGATTGAAAGCGCTTTCAACGGCAGTGTTTGAAGGTATGGTCCAGTAAACTTCGTTATCATCAGACCATTGCCAGACATCTGATCCCTCATCCCATAGGAGGAATACGTTAGATGAACTACCACGGTTGACCTTTATGCCAGCGTCTTCGGTTGGAGCAACATCAAATGGAAGGTCGGAGTTTAACTCAATGATGTTATCACCAATGAGCAATGTCTCTGTGTTGGCATATGTAATGTTACCCGATATGGTAACATTTCCTGTTACATCGAGGTCACCATCAATCGTTCCACCGGATTGCGGAAGTGCCGCATAGGCAAGTAGGTTAGCAGCGTTAGCCTTGTCGTATGCCGTGTTAGCCACTAACATAACAATATTGGAAGCATAGGTGTAGTTAGAGTTAGCACTATCCCAAACCGTGTTGGCTTGATCGAAGGCAGCTTGTGACTGAGCATCAGCCAAATCGGCAGTGATGTTTGCGGCATTGGCTTTTGCGTATGCTGTGTTAGCAACCAGCATCACATCATTGGCAGCATAGGTATATGTGACGTTGGCTTTTCCATAAGATGCTGCGGCAGCGGCATAGGCATCGTCTGCCGTGATATTGGCAGAGTTGGCTTTATTGTATGCGGCACCGGCAGCATCAGAAACCGCACCGATAGAGGATTCAACCGTATTGGCTTTGTCGAAAGATATACCGGCAAGGGTGTACGCGCTGAGAGCGAATAGGTTAGCAGCGTTAGCCTTGTCATAGGCTGAGTTAGCAATCAAGCGAACTGTATTTGCCGCGAAAGTATAGTTACTGTTTGCCAAGCCATATGCTGTGTTAGCAACGAGCATGACTGTGTTAGCAGCGTATGTTTGGTTGCTATTTGCCAGAGCGTAGGCAGCATTTGCCGCGAGCATTGCGTCGTTGGCAGCAAATGTATAAGCAGCATTGGCAAGATCGTAAGCCGAGTTTGCCGCGAGCATTGCGTCGTTGGCAGCATAGGTATAGGCAAGGTTGGCTTTATCAAATGCTGGTGTGGGATCGCCACCGGCAGCGCCAGTGATAGTTACGTTTGCTGTATTGAGAGTTGGATCATCGTCAATGGTAATGGTGATATTCTCACCTTCCATGAAGTTGATGACTTTTCTGGCTGATCTTTCAGCATAGTAGCCATTTGATGTGATCGTGTTGCCAACATGAACGACATTGGCTTCACCATATGCCGAGTTTGCGACAAGTTGAACCTGATTCGCAGCAATGGTATAGGCAAGGTTGGCTTTGTTGTAAGCATCTGATGCCGATGCGCCCGCTGTAGCGGTCGATGTGATCTTGACGTTTAGAGTTTCAAGACTATCATCCTGATCGACGTTGATAACAATGTCCGTACCTTCAACGAAGTTTAGGACCTTCTGCGATCCTCGTTGTTGGAACTGAACCGTTGTGCCAGAGTTACCAGCATTTACAACATTCGCTCTTTCAAATGATGCCTCGGCAATGATGTTAGCAGCATTGGCTTTGTCGAATGCCGGTCCAGCATCACCGGCAAATGTTGCTGTGATGGTGACGTTGGAGACATTTATAGTTGGATCGTCGTCAACATTGATGGTGACATTAGTGCCTTCAAGGAAGTTGATACCACGTCTTGTTGCTCGATTGGTGTAGTAACCATTGGATGAAATGGTGTTGCCAACTGGTACTAGATTGGCAGCATTGGCTTGCGCAAACGCAGCATTAGCCGCAGACATCACGTCATTTGCGGCATAGGTGTATATGGTGTTGGCAGAATCCCAAACCGTATTGGCTTGGTCAAAAGCTGCTTGTGATTGAGTGTCGGCTGTGTCTGCTGTTATATTCGCAGCATTTGCTTTGTCATATGCTGCCCCTACACCTATCCAAGCATTGTCGGCAGTGATGTTAGCCGTGTTTGCTTTATCATAAGCATATCCTGCTGCTACCGAGGCACCAGATGCCATGGCACTGATACTGTTAGCCTCATCGTAGACTATACCACCAAGGTCATAGGCAAGATCGGCATATAGATTGGCATTGTTGGCTTTGTCGTATGCCGTGTTAGCAAGCAATCGGACATTGTTAGCCGCATAAGTGTATGTGTTGTTGGCTTTTATGTAAGCCGAACTTGCCGCTGTTAGTGCTGTGGCAGCATCGGATGTTGCTGAGTTGGCTTCATCGTATGCCGCACCACCGGCAGCAAGTGCTTGGTCTGCCGTTATGTTAGCAGCGTTAGCCTTGTCATAGGCACTATTAGCAACCAACATAACGTCATTGGCAGCATACGTGTAGACTGTGTTGGCATAGTCATAAGCCGCATTCGCTTGATCATATGCTCCGCCCGATCCTGCTCCTGAGTTGGCAGTTTCGAACGCAGCAACCGCAATGACATTTACCGTATTGGCAAAATCGTAAGCGGCATTGGCTTGATCAAATGCTCCTGCCGAACCCGCCCCAGAGTTGGCAGTATCGAACGCGGCAATCGCTACGGTGTTGGCAAATTCGACTGATGTGTTTGTTGGTATGGCATAAAATGTGGTAGCATCGTTAGTGAACTGCCACTCGTCGGCAGTCTCGTTCCAAAGAACAGATGTGTTTGCGTCTGCGCTGCCACGGTTTACCTGAATACCAGCATCTTCTGTTGGGGCTACGTCAGATGGAAGGTCAGCGTTTAGCTCGATGATGTTATCACCGATCAATAGCGACTCTGTGTTGGCATACGTCACATTGCCTGATATGGTAACATTTCCACTTACGGCAAGGTCACCAGATACCGTTCCACCTGTTTGAGGCAAAGCAGCATAGGCAAGTAGGTTGGCAGCATTTGCTTTGTCGTAAGCGCCATTGGCAACCAACATAACTGTGTTGGACGAATAGGTATAAACTGTGTTGGCATAGTCATACGCAGCGTTGGCTTGGTCGAACGCACCAGCAGACCCCGCACCTGAGTTGGCAGTATCAAATGCTGCGATGGCTACCGTGTTAGCAAATGTGGCATCATCTTGTGCGCTGTCTGCCGTGATGTTGGCAGCGTTCGCTTTATCGAACGCACCATTTGCCACAAGCATGACTGTGTTGGATGAATAGGTATAGACTGTGTTTGCTTGGTCATAGGCAGTGTTAGCCTGATCGAACGCAGCGGCAGCACTTGTACCAGAGTTAGCCTGATCGAACGCAGCAACGGCAATGGTGTTTGATGTATTTGCTTGAGCATAAGCGGCAAAGGCAAGTAAGTTGGCAGCGTTGGCTTTATCATAGGCATCGCCACCAGAACTCGCATTAGCCTTAGAGAATGCCGAGTTTAGAACATCGAGATAATACTTGCCACCAATAGCAATCGCGCCCGCATTATCAGGCGTGCCAATAAAAAGCGTATTTGAGTTGTATGAATAGGCAGGCTCGGCAATGTTAAGAGTTGCCGGAGCGTTGTTTGCTAGTGAGTATCTAATCTCAATGCGGGTATTTTGCATTTAGAAAGTACCCCCTTTCAAAACAGGGAGTTCTTTTATGACGAATAAACCGGAATTTTCATCGTAAACAAGCGTTTCGTTGTTGTCTAGACTGCTAGTATCAACGTCTTGAAGTTCAACAAGGTTATTTGCGCCAGTGATATTGTGCTCAACCGTGCCCGCTGGGGTGATTCCTATTGTTCTTACTCGATAGCTATCTTGGCTTTTTACCGCTACGGTAGTGCCAGTTAGGCTATTTACTCTGACGCTGATTGCCATTCGAAGTTCCTTGAAACGGTTTCTTTCTATTTAGACATAATAAATACCGTAGTAAGTTATAACAAGGATTCCCTGTTTCCCTGCGCCACCATTGGCATTGCTGGTATCTTCAATCCCACCACCGGCACCACCATAAACATAGCCATCTTGACCAGATGTTCCACCATTACCACCTGCCCCGGCATAGCCTCCACCGCCTGCGCCGCCACCGCCACCAGTATTACCATCGGTGCCAGCAGTGCCATTGCTGGATGTTCCGGCACAGCCACCTCCACCACCGCCCCCTGCGCTATATCCATCACCACCGTCACCACCTGTGCGATTAGTCGAACCATATTGTCCTGTTCCACCCGGACCACCAGTCGTGGGATTATTGCCATAGAAGCTGGTTTCTCCACCGCTGCCGCCATTTCCTCGACAGCCTTGAGCACTACTTGTAGGAGCAGATGCCGAGTTTTTATTTACCCATGTATCTCCACCCGGATTGCCATCGTATGTGGTTGTGGTTCCACCACTACCAATTGAATAATAGAGTGTGCTTCCCGGCGTAAGAGTAAAGTTCACTAGCTTGGAATAACCACCACCGCCACCTCCAGCACTACCAGCAGGCTGTGTTGACCAAAGATAACCTCCCGCTCCTCCACCACCATAACACTCAATAGTATTAGATTCGTCGTTCCAATCGTCAGGAACGGTCCATGTCGTACCAGATGTCTTAGTCACTATCGTTGGTGTTTCGTTGACCTTTTTGACTCGTCCACCGCCTATAGTCAGATTGAGAATTTTATAGGGCATTAGTCGTCCGTCACTGTATTTGTAGTGTAGTGTAACTTCACACCATGTAGTTGTGCCAATCCGCCATACGTATCTGATCCATTTGCCGTAGCACGAGTAACAACAAATGCGACATATTCTTCTGCTGCTGGTGAACCACCAACTGTGAAGTTGATCTCATTCGTTATCCAAGCATCTCGAACTGTTCCGGCATAATCTAGCACATAGCGATACGTTGGAGTTCCTATAGATAAGCTATCGCTGTCTGCTAGTGCTATGGCACCAATACCCCATACAACACCAGATGATGAAGATGTTGGGTTATCCCAAACAAATTGAGCGTATATATCGGTACTTTCATCCCACGACTTGGGCATTTGAATACTGAACTGAGCATAATTCTGTGTCGAGCTGCTGAAATCTTTTGTGGTATAGAAACCACTTGATGATGAGGTGTACCATGTGTTTGCTTCTGGTCCTACTGTCTCTCCTGCCACCATAACCGCTGCGGGAACCCATATTGTTTGCTGTCCCTTTATGTTTTGTCCGCCAACATAAAAGTTATCCACATCTATTGATGTAGAATTGGTAGTGTTCGAACGAACGTTGTTTGTGTAGAGTGTGTTATTTACAAATGCTGAGTTAGCAAGGGTCAGATCGGCATCAGGATCACCGATAACAATGCTTCCAACAAGAATGAGGTCACCAGCAATATTCACTGATCCATTGGCTTGTATGTTTCCATTGGCAAGTACGTTGCCATCAACGTCTACCCAAAACCTACTTTCGCTGTTGGCTTTTAGATGAATGAGTGTCGAGTTTGCCGCATACCCATTGGTATTCGCATCCAAACCTATCGCATCATAGCGATAATCTGTATTGGCAAATTGCGAAGTCATATTAGAAATAGGTACAGTCATTCTTCATATCCATCGTTGGTCTGTTTTGTGTAGTCTTCTACGATCAAGTGATCCACCTGATAGTCTTGCGTTTGCGGTTTGCCAGTGAAATGCCGGTCGGTAGCCACCCAGCCGCCTGCGCACCAAATGATTGAAGAAGTATTTAGAGAGAACTCCCATTGGTCGTAGTTATTCTGATATGGTTCCCAATCGACAATGAAGTTCGATGTGTTGAGAACAATCGTTTCTCCACCGTCTTGCGTGGTCATGGTCATACCAGCAACGATATTGCCTTGTGCTTCATATGGGTAAACGTCGTAGAGAACCACTACACCGTTTTGCTTGTAGTAATTTTTGATGCGGGCAGTGTAATTTCCGATTGTTACAATATCATTTCGCAGAGGCATATCGTTTTCATACCTCCGTTATCTATAGACCCATGTATCCCAAGAATGCTCCATAGGATTTGTTGGACCCGGACCCGGATGAAGTTCATAACACGCGCCGCAGGGACCTATGTCTGTTTCTGCTTCATCGCCAACGGCACAGATCACTCGTATATTATTGATCCAAACGTTTCTTGCTCCATAAGAGGCAATCAATGCTCCCATGTTACAGTGGCAATCAATATCACCTTCAACCGACCACAAAAGATTGTTCACGTATACATTATTTTGTAGCAATACAATTGTGTGCGCTCCGCAAAATCTTTCCTGTGTATCGAGATGGCATCCGGGCATTATTTCTTACCACCTCTCTCCATTTTGATCAGTTTCTTGTAATAGTTTTCATCCTCACCCAAGTGATCAAGAGCGACCTCGCGAGCGATTCTCGGGTCCGATGAATGTTCTTTTTCAATCTCGATGCCCTTTTTCAACTGAGCCATAATGTAACCGACACTTACCCCGTGCTTTTTAGCAACGGCTTCGGGCGTCATTGTTCGAGCACTCAAGCGTTGTTTTTCTAGGTATTTTCTAAATCTGGCTACCATTACTTTGTGACTCCCGGTGTGACTGTTACGATCCCTTCTAGGATTCTACTCGTTGCGTTTTCTGTATCTGTTAACAGCACATCAAAGACATATCTGCCTGCCTTGATGTTTGCGGTATTTGCTTTGGTCACGGTCATAGTGATCTCACCGTTCTGACCATCCGTTACAGAACAAACAATATTGGCAGACGCATTATCAGAGTAGTATGATCGACGTAACTGACTTTCAGCCGAGTACCCTACGATGTTCATGGCAGTGTTCGTTGTGTCGTCAGTCAAATAGATAACGTCATTGAAAGTAGTGCCTTGATTGATGTATAGCTCAACGTAACCCGTTGCCATGTCTACTCCTTATTCAGCGTTCCAGTCATTACGTCTAATGACACCAGTCACGTAAATGTATGAACCCATAGCAACGTAAGCAACACCAAGCAATGCTCCTACAGAAATCGAGAACGGGTCTGTTTCAACACCATCACACAACCACCAAGCATTACCAAGTGTTAATGTTCGTGTTGAGCCCGATGCTGTAAACCAAAGCACGCCAGACTGTCCATTTTTGATGTTTGAAGGATTTCCTAATATTCGGTTACCGCCTAGAGCAAGAGGCTGGTTACTCGAACCACCAAAGTTGAAGCCTGATGCGAAGTTGACCGTGATAGTGGAAGCATCAGAAAGAGTGGCATGATTCATCCAAACGGAATCTGGTGAAAGGTACTTGGTCGATGACGTTCCAGCAAGGAAATCTGCCTCACTGGCAGCACCGCCGCTTGGAGCATTATTTGCCTGTGAGAATGCGGCAACTGCGATTATGTTTGCTGTGTTAGCTTTGCCATATGCCGAACCCGCTGCCGTGCTTGCCGCTGCGGCAGATGTACATGCTGCGTTGGCTTTTGCGTATGCGCTATTAGCAGCAAGCATCGCGTTGTTGGCAGCATAGGTATAGGTAGTGTTGGCTTTTGTGAACGCACTGTAAGCCAGAATGTTTGCCGAGTTGGCTTTGTCGAATGCTTGGGCTCCGCTAGAACCAGCATTAGCAGCGGTAAATGCCGCATTAGCCACCAACATGACGGTGTTTGCTGCGTAGGTATAGACCGAGTTGGCTTTATCAAACGCGCTATTAGCAAGCACTCTGACAGTGTTTGCTGAGTACGTATAGTTCCATGTGTTGACGCCATTCGAGGAATCGTATGCTGACCAAGCAACTCTGTGAGCCTGATTGGCAGCGAACATCGAGGCAATGTTGGCATTGGCAGTATCATTGACGTTGTTCGAGGTTCGGACCACCATGAAGACATTTGCTCCAAGGTTCGCTGTTCCTTGTATCAGTAAGGAATTGGCACTATTTGAGGCAAGATAGATTGTGTTACCTATCTCAAACTCATCGAGCTTATAGATAATCTGATTGGTGCGAACTCGCCACTCATCAAATGTGTTCGTCAAGTCTACGTTTGCTAACGCCATTTTATTTTACAAGTCCTTTCAGCATTTCTTTTATCTCATTCAATGAGTCTTTCATTTCCCCGATTTCTTCCTCTAGCGTATCGATGCGTTTCATCTTTGCTTTTCGTTTCTTGTACATCTTGAGGGCATTCTTGTCTCTATTTATTACGACACCCTCTCTCACCTTATACATTCCCGGTACTTCGGTTTTTCCCGTTCGTTTCATAACTTCAATCCCTTGTTCCAAGGAATGCGACCCTTCATTCTTTCCGAGTGTTCTGGATTAGGTCCAGTCTTTTTTCCCTTGTTCCAAGCCACATGATTTCCTTTTTTCCATGTCTCTAATCTTTTGGCAACCACTTCTGGGTCTTTCATCGGATTTTTGTCTCCCAGTTTTGCCTCACTTGCTTGTTTTCTGAACTCCTTTGAAGCATGGTGCTTTTTTATTTTTTCACTCACAGTGAGTTTCGAATTTTCATCTGATGCCCAATGAGCGAAGTGGTGGTTGTGTAAGTTATAGTATCGTACTTTCAACTCTTCTTTCTTTATTTGGCTCAACCATTTGTATTCTTCTGCTAATAGGTCTTTTTTGTTTGAGTATACTCTTGCCAAAATACGCCTTCTAAAGTCTTGTGGTCTATTATTGTATGCTCGTTTCATCCATGGGGATGAGCATATGTATCCATCATTTTCATCTCCCCATCGGCATCCCACATAATATCGCTTGTGCTTTCTATCGTACCAAATATAAACAAATCCATACTTCTCCATAATGACCTCCTGTTGTTAGCAGGAGTATTTAGTAAAATGTATATTTCACATCTGGAGTGCGATTGCCCGCAAATCAGCGACACGAGGCACTACCGCACTGTTATTTGCTGTGTTAATAAGACCAACCTTGATAGCAAAATACTTATAACCGGTTGCTGTGATGCCTTGGTTATTGGTGTATTGAACTTCTCCATTTGGACCGGTCATTGATGCTACAGGGAAATCATAAGTGAACTCTCTGAAGTCATTTCTGTTTGCTAGAGACGAATAAACTGTGTCGTCGCGTTTCGCAAGTTCGATCCATGTCGTTTGAGTAAATGGCTGTCCGTCTTCGACATTCAGAATCTTTACCCAAATCTTCACGTCTGTTTCTGGTGGTCTGTAAGCAGTGATCACAAGCACCATGTCTTCAGCATCTTGATCTTCTGCTAATGTAACAGGAAGCGAAATGTACTTGTTGATCAGAGCACCACCCGTCGCATTTGTTTCATTATTCGTATTTGAGTTGATGATGCTGTTCACATAGACGGAGTGAGTCCTGCCAACATCCACGACGGGCGAAAGGAACTCTGTTTCCGTAGACATTGTGATGCGAACTTTATTAGATTGATCACTCGAAAGTTCTGAAACCTCACGGCTGCGAGAAAGAACCGCTTGCTCAGTGTTGAAGAAATAGTTCTGACCGTCACCGATATTGAAATACTGTCCTTGAACCTCTGTATTTGATGTGGTCTGCATTTCAAATGCCACATACGTTTTCACGAAGTCCAGATATGCCGGTTCAAGATCGATAACCGAGTAGCGAAGGTTACGAATGCCATCAACCGTTGCGGTTTCACCAGACTGCATACCTGTTACAGTATCGCCAAGGAAAAAATCACCATTGCTGTTTATCAAGTCAACAGTCTTGCCTTCGTTGTAATAGAAGGTGTCTGGCTTGTCGCGCCATACTGAAAGAATACCACGAGCAGAATCGATACTTGAGATCACAGAAGTCAGACCAGAATCCACCATGCTAGAACTGTAAATCATGACGCGCTCGCCGGTTTCAAAGGTGTTGTTAGCAACTGTGAACGTTGGTGTTGCTGAATCGTTGATGACCGTACCATTAGCACCTGTGTTGGCACAGATAAGAATGTTGTCGTTTGCGATACTGCCAGTGTTGCCCGTCGGAGTTAGGCGATTGTAGCCGATGATACCTTCACCGATGTTAGTAAAGTCGGCTGAAGTGTTACCAAGCAACAGTCTCTCGAATGGCTTGTTTCCTAGAACGACTGATCCAACTACCTCAGTATCAAAAGCTGCTCTGTAGAATGTGATCTTCAAGTCAACGTCTGGAACAATATCCCAATTCAAGTTGTTGTTGGTGGTATAGAGCGTTCCCGTCAATGGGCGTGAGTTGTGCTTCTCACCGGTTGCAAGATTGGTTTCACCAAGTCTAGAAATCCAGATGTAGGTATCTGGATTGATACCAACGGTGTGAATAAGGAACGCATACTCTGTGTTGTTATAGAGGAACACTGGTGCTGGGAACACAAACGTATGTGGTGTTGAAGCATCAGAACTTGTTACGATGTCATCAGCATCAACCCACACTTCCGAGAATGGAACTTGGTTTCGAGTGATGCCACCGGCACTGTTCATCTCACGTATCTCGACCCACATGCCAAGTGTTGGATGCTTGGCAGCAATGTATATGTCCACCTTGGTCATAAACACTCCTTCCTCGCCTTCTGGTGCTTTGATAGGCACTGAGTAGGCAATACAAGATGGATTATCAAGGTAGCCAATCTGTTTAGTTTGTCGCGATGTCTCTGATAACGTTTTCTCTGATGCGATAACCTCGCGCGTTGTATAGATGCTTTCCTGCTTCTGTTGTAGCAAGCCATGAGAAACGAAGTAGGCAATGCCGTATGTGGAAGCATCAGGTTGTGAGTTTGTTGGGCTATCGGTTAGAATGACTTCTTTGGTTCCAACGCGGAACTTCTTTTCAGGAGCAAGTCTTATAGCAACCCAGCACTCACCATTTGAGTTGGTAACGATGTTATCACCTTCGTTAGATGCTGGGAATACAGGGAAATTATCATGCTCTGTCTGCGTCAGAGGCGTGGTGTAATCGTTCATATCCTCGCCATCGAAGAAAGCATAGACACGAGTGTTTGCCTTCAAGCCCTTGGCATTGACGCGAATGACCTGATCACGAATGTAAGGAATGAGTGATACGTCAACAACGCGCGTTCCAAGTGTGACTGTATTTTCTTCGTAGGAATATGAAGTCTGAGTACCAGTTCGAGTAACATCAGCGATTTGAGTTACGCGCTGGTCTCTAGGCGAATTGGGATTTTGAATGATCTGGTGATTGATAGATGAGAACGTTCCACCATATACATAGGCATCTTTGTCACCAGAACGAACAGTCGTAGCTCCTGTACCATTGTACTGAGCATCAACCACATAGCCGACAACCTTTGTCTGCCATTCATTCCATGTTGTTGTGTTCTGTGGAAGGTTGCTGCCATCTGGTCCGATGGAGATTGCCTCATCCTCAAGCCATTCGGTATCGACCCAAACATCTGTGTCTGGTGTTAGGAATAGCTCACCAATGAACCTATAACTTGAAAGTTCAATGTTGCGATAGGAAGTGGCAACGTTCTGAGTTACGAACAGTGTGTTGCTGTATGGCAATGTAATAAGGTCGCCGGTCTTGACGACATTCGATCCGCTCTTGTAGTTATAGAGAAGCGAATCCATCGTGTAGATTGGACGAATGCTCTTTTCGCTCGGATCGACAACGATGCGATAATCAACGTGATAGATGTCACCCAATGTGTGATCGGAGAACGTATCGACAAAAATACCATTCTTGAAACGGTTCAAGCCATCCTCGTCAATGATCTGCATATCGAGTGCCGACTTTTCGAGAAGGCTGAGTGCCGCATAGTATTCAAGGTTGATGATGCGGTTTTTGAGAACACCAATGTCGCGCATCGTAAAGCGAATGTTGGAAAGTTTCTTGACGCTACACGAAATATCAAGTCTCTTTAGTACCTGTGCGTAGTTTGGAGCAAGTGATGGATATGGCGCGATGTAAATCGATGCCAGCACCATAAAGTTTTCTGGGTAAAGAGGCGTTCTAGGATCGGACCTTGGAATGCCTTTTACAATGGAAACATTTCCTTCTTTGTCCATAACGACAAGATCACGACGCCCATAATAGAATGAATAGTCAAATGTCGCTTGTGTTGAAGGCGCTGGAAGTCTCAAACCGCTAGCTTCAAAAGTAAATCCTTCCGACGAACCGGGGTTTGTATCTGCTCCACCAACTGTAGTAGCATCTGCCGCAACTCTTACTTTTGCTGGTCTAAAGTCGATATAGTTGCGCAGATTGTATCGTGTTCCACTCGTTGGAGACGTGTAAATAGGAATGTTTTCCGTTCGAATCGTGGTATTTGAAACTGTATCGTCATCGATTGGATATGAATCAACCGAGAAATAACCACGACCGGTAGAGAATGATGGCTCAAACCAGTCAAGTTTTACAAGTAAAAAGTCGGTAGCACCAAGGAACGAAGGGCTCTTTGGTGTAATGGTTGCGAAATCATAGAACTGATCGCGTTGTCCGTTGTCGAAAATAAAGTTGTCTAAGACATCTGTTCCCTCACCTTCTGAGGAGAACGTGCTGCCCGTTTTCAGTCTGATCTTTCTGATCTTGTATACGTCTGGGAAGCCAAGGTTGAATGGACCAGTCGTTCCAGCAGTAGAGCAATCGATGATAACAAAACGGTTTGCTCTCAGGTCTTTATCAACCTCTTCTGTGGAGGTATGACTGATCTGATAGGTTACAGAGGCACTCTTCGTAGCACCGAATGTTTCTTTCAGATCAAATGTTAGCTGTGTTGAAGTTGTAGCAATCGTTCTATCTGTACCGGCATCAGAACCAATACCGGTCATGTTAACAACATCACCTTCCTTGTAGGCTTTGAATAGAAGGTCTCCGGATAGTGATGGTAGTCCACTATCGACGGTCAAGTTTGTGTTGTCTGCGATTGCTGTGATGAAGTAAGCACGAGCGTTACCACCGAACTCAAGTTTGTCGCCTATGTTCAAGCGAGTGAAAAATGTGCTCGATCCGCTAAGTGCTGTCTGAGTTGCTGTAGCAGAAACCGTTCCCGGTAGAGCAATGTTGGTATCCTCGGCAATCGTAACAAGAATGTCTGCCTTATCGGCATCTGAAATATCAGAACTGGTTCCGTATGGGAAAACCTCATCACCACTTGTTGAAACAGAGAATGTTCCTCCTGATGAGATTGTAACATCGTCGGTTCTTTTGAAGTTGAAAGTCATATCCGCTGCTGCTGAACCATCACGAATGGTGCGAACACCGGTAGTTCCAACTGAGTATAGAAGCGTACTTGTTGCGGCATCCTTTAGCGCAGCAATGTTCGATGATAGAACAACGTCAGCACCAAACTTTCTTGTAGCTCCACTCAGATAGAGGCTTCGCGTGTTCGAGAATGAGTTTGTGCCGTTCATTTGAACGTCTGTTAGATATATGTTTACATTGCCCTGTGCTGTGCCTAGAATACCAGAGTCATATTCAATAGAGAATAACTTTGCTTCACCGATACGAGTACCAACAACCGCGCCATCTGCCCAGAGGCGATTTGTCAATCGTTGGTTTGCTGTATCATACAGTATTATTTTGGTGCCCTCGTCATGCTTCACAGAACCAGTGAACTCGTTACAAGTCAGGTAGTTTCCATATCCTGTGGAGATGATCTGAGAGTTGACGTTCTCGTAGGTAGTTGCCTTGTCTGTCGTCACATAGGTGGTGACCAGCTTACCCACTTCATAGCCCTTGACGTAACCAACACCGGGTTCAACACCAACTGATAGCAACTGGCTATTGCCTGTTGTCGAGTAACCAAAGTTGTTTCCTGTATCGAGGTTTTCACGAACGCGAACAGTCAAGCCTTTTACATAGTAGTCGCCAGACTCATCGAAGGTACGCTTTGCCATTTCATCGCGCAGAATGTTGTACTGTGGTCTCTCATATAACTCGGTGATGATACCGTTTTGAATGGTGAATAGCTCAACGAAGTCTGGTGCACCGGTTGTATCGTTGATGTCCAGAACATCGAGAACAGCAGTTAGCTTTAGTCGGTCGGCACCGGGAGCAGCATAGTTAGAAGATTCGAGCGCTGGATCGAGCAAGCTTTGATCTTCTGTGTATCGAATGATGTCTTCTGTGATAGTGAAACCGACACGGCAGTTTGGTGTCGTGCTATAGCGACTTAGAATGATTGATGACGTTGGAAAGCGAATGAAGTGATCCTTGGCAAAGACAACACCCTCGGTGA